TCGGCGAGTTTCTCTTCGGGTGTCATCAATACCGAATCCCGTAATCGCGCAGAATGCGCTGAATGAGTTTGTCGTCGCGGAAGTTGGGGTATACGTTCAACCCCTGCGTGTAGTTCCTGACCGTACGGCACAACTCGCCCGGTCCCTCGGCATCCAAGGAAGGAAACAAGCTGCCGTTGTTGTCTAGGTAATCGATAAGCCTCTCGATATGGAAGAGCCCTAAATCTTTAGAGCGGTTCATGAGGGGTTTCATATCGCCGTAGGTGGCCGCCGTCGATTGCTCGGAATCCATTACCGTGACGCCGTTGTTTACGATGCGCACACGGATAAAAGGCAGCGCCTCAGAGAACGCCAATTGAACCAACGCCGGGGCGATATACGAATCCATCAGCGTCTCGTCATCGCCGGTAATCGTTCCCGCAGTAACCTTCGCGACGAGGTCGTCGTAGAGGCTTTGTCCCAACGTCGGGAGAAGGTGCATCTCCTGAGCGAGCCGGATATACGGCTGCAGGATTTCGTCATCGACGGATCCACCGAGGGCGGTTTCCTTCTTGAGCTTCGCCGGAGAAATAAAGAGGATAAGGTTCGCCATTATCTCGGAGTTGTAAAGTCACGGGGTTCGAGGAAGCCACGGTTTACCATATCGCGGGGGCGCTGGGCGACCTTGGGGTCGTTAGGCTGTAGCCGCTCCGCATCGGGACCAGCTGCGCGAATAATCTTCTGCGCTTGGTTTACCGAAACCTGCTTGTTGTTCTTCTTTAGGTACGTCCTACGGGACCAAAAATGTCTACATGACCCACCTCCTTTGTAGAAGAATAGGTTGTAGGTATTGGCGCCCTCTGGACCCCATCCGGGATTTACGGCGCGGTTTGAGGCACCTAGGATGTCTTCCTTTCTGTAGACCTTTTTCGCGTTCATCATCTTCCGGCAGAACTGCCTGCTCTTATTGTCCGGCTGAGACCCTGCGTAGGAGTACCGGACCTTGATGAGGTCGGTATCTTGCTCGGACTTGCCCGCAGGGTTGGACGATGGCACCCGCGCAAAGGTCCACAGCGCGTCAAACTCTTGCTCTCTGTCGTAATCGACCTCCCGCTCGTCGATGAGCTCGTATTCTTCGTCCTCGTCTTCGCCACGGTCAAGCAACCAATCGGCGGCGGGGTTCAAGTCCCGTTCCGTTGCGCTCAACTCCTGCTCGATACCTTCCTTTTCTTGGTCATCAACCGTTTGGGCTTTGACCGCTTCTACGTCGATGAAGTCGGCAGGTTTCAAGGTCTTGAAGTAGAAGTCGAGGTTGATTCCGTTGACGTTAAAAATGACCTGGAGACCATCCAACAGGGTCCGCTGGTAGGGCTTGATGACGGTATTTTGGAAGAGGCTGAAGGCGTCGCGCAATTCCTCGGCGTTGTTTCCGAACCCGCTCCCATCGCCACGGATACCAAACAGCAGGGGAGACGTGACGCGGTGGCCGGCCAGTATTTTGGTGGTGCACTCCTTCGCAAGGAACTCATACATCCCGTCGTTATCGTTGGGGTTGACGGGGGTCAGCTGCGGCGCCGAGTCAGAGCCGTCATTGAACGAAATAAGCAGGCGCCCGGCGTTACCCGATCCGCTGAACTTGTCGTTGACGTGCCTTTCTATCGTCCTCCTCTCCTCGTCCGTAGGGACGCCGTTATTGAACGACAACAACATAGACGGGAAGAGGCCGTTCCGAATGTTGTTCAGGTGGAAAGAACTGATTTCTCTGTCGAGTTCGACGTAGTTGGTAGCTCCCACGTAATCGGGCAAGCCGTAGTAGAAGATGCCGGGTTGGTACGCTTTGATTTGATACACTACCGCTGCCTCGCTGCGGTCCTCTAAATCCAGCGCGGGGTATTTGACCGGCGCAAACCTAGGCTCCCGCATCCGTGACCAGTCGGGACTCACGTAATAGCAATCGACACGCCCCTGACTGTCGGCGATTCCTGTCCGTACCGTATGCGCTGGAAGGAAACGGAGCTCGGCGACCTCTGTCCTTACGCGGTTCCAAATGACCTGCACGTAGCATTGCCCGTAGAGCTTCAAATCGAAGCATAGTTGGCGCATAATATCGTCGTCGGAGTTCTCTAGCAGCTTTTGCGTCTTGAGCCACTGTTCGGGCTTCTCCTCCCTGTCGGTAGCGTCTAGGCCGTCGCCGTAGATCATCTCCGAGACGCCGTTGACGACAGCGGCCTGAATACTCGAACCGAGATAAAGGTCCCGGAGATAGTCGCCGTACTGATTGTCGAAGCCATAGTCTACCCAATCGCGCCCGGTCTTCTCCGTAAACAGAGGCAGCTCGTGCGTAGGCAGTCCGAAGACGTTGAACTCGTGCTTACTCATAGTAGGTAAAGGTTTCGGCGGCGTCGGCTGCGCTGGTATAGGTTGTCTCTTGGTACGCTTCCGTCGTTGTCGTGGCATCTTCTGTCAATAGTAGCCCGCCGTCTTCCTTGGCGAGTGAGTTTCCGGATTCTGTGAGGAGTATTCCCGTCTGCGCTCCACGCGAAAGATACCCCAATCCCGTCTCTAGGATTACGTCGGCGGCAGTGATGTCCCGAACGTCAGACGAGGACGCCCGCTCGACGATACGGTACTGAATAAACCCCTCCGGCCATTGGGGTCCGCTGAGGTCGGCGGAGGTGTCAGCGGCCACCGTATCGGCGTTAAACGAGAACGCAGTGAAGCGGTCCGTAACTGTTACCGTGGAGGCGTTGACCATGACCGCCTTGTTTGTGGTTAGGCTGGTCAGCTCCATTCCGAGAGCTTGGATGGTCGGACCGTACTCGGCGACGTTTGCCGCGCCCCGCTTTTCCTTGGGCGTGATATAGACCGTATTGGATACGCTGTCGGAATTGTTTTTGAAGACCAGAATCATCTCACAGGGGGATATAAGAAAGGGCCGCCAATGGCAGCCCCTTCCCAAAACACACAAAGCAACGGAGATTTAACCCGTAGTGACAGTCACGTTTCCAGGTGTGGTCAGTCCATCGAATGGATAGACTGCGGTACCGATTCCGGCGGTAGCTTCGAGGAGGTAGTAGGGAGCAGGCTCTCGACCGGCGAAGGTCATGGTGCTTCCTGACATCTCATTGCGAGCAGCACCGGAGGTAATCGTTCCCCCGTTCAGGTCCATCCCGTAGGTGGCACCAAAGAGGAACACGTTATCGTTGTTGTCCAAGACAAAGATTTGAGAACGGTTGCGGCTGATGAGCCGAATCTGTTCGGGGTCTTGTTCTTGGTTCTTCTGAAGCACTACGTTCAACGTCTGCTCAAAGAGAGACGCGCCCGTAGCGGGGTCAGATTGGACGTTGACGGTGAAGGAAGACAAGTCCGGGCGAAGGTCGTACTGGAGTACAGTCATCGCGGGGAGGTCGGTTACGGTAAAGCTCTCGCCGGAGGCGGTCGCTACCGTTGCCGATCCTGCCGTTCCATCACCCGTCCCGGCGGCGGTCACAAGTCCATCCACGTAGTCACTCACGAAGTAAATCCGTGAGAGACCTCCGAGGGCGTCCTTGCAATCCAGCGCGCGGCCGAGGGTGATAGTACAGGCCATGTCTTAGGTGAATGCGAATCCTACCACGCCATCAGTTGGCACGGCTACGTTAACACCGACAGCGAAGTTCATCGTGGCTTTCACGTTGTCGCTACCGTCGTACTGATAGACAGGGATCAAAGCAGCGGCCTCGTTGCCTGTATAGGCATTGGTTCCGACTACGATGTTGTCTGGATAGGTAAACGCAATCGCATCAGCCGTTCCGATACCTGCTGTTGGGTACACTGGGTATCCAAGGTAGCTTGCGCCGCTCAGGTCCTGGTTGTATCCCGCTCCGGTATTCTGCGCGGCTTGAGCCTGCTGGAAGAACGCATAAGCCTCGTAACCGATGTAGAAACCGGCTCCGGGCTTGAGCATGATTCCGGGGGTAGCGGCGACACCTGCGAAGACCTTGTCCATCTCGCCGAGGATATTGGCGGCGGTAAAGGTGGCGGCGGTTGTTACCTGTGCAAAGCTACCCATCGCTGAATTGTCAATTCCGTCCTCGTCGATGACTCCGTCGTTAGACAAGAGACCCAAGCCCCAAATGGAGAGAGCGTCTCCGGCCCACAAGAGCGTTTCGAGGTTCTGTCCAGCTTTAGCAGCTACAGAGGAAAGCAAGAACTCAGCGAAGGCAGGGGGGATATTCCCGTCCCGGCGCATACGACCCTGAGCCGCAATGAACGTTGGGAAGATGGTCTTCCGGCAAATCGTTTCCTTGACCATCAAGTCGTTCAAGGTCACAATCTGCTCGGTGAGCGAGGTGTTGGCCCCGTCCGTACCTGCACAATCGGCGGCCTGGATGACGTCGGTGAGTCCGAGGTTGGAAATAACCG